GCATATTTAATTAATTCAGGAAGCACTACTCCAATATGGTATGGTAGTGTTCAATGTTATGCTTCTACTTCTGTATCTATTCCTAAATCAGATTACGAAAATCAAAATAAACAATACATCTCTCACGTAACGGAGAACAAGTATGTAATAATGGACTAATATGAAAGCAAGACAAAATTTCGCAGTAGTTAATGTAAACACAAACCAACTCCCAATTATCGTTGAGGATACTAAAACTCGTTATCAATGGGTACCTTTTGGTGTATTCGGACAAGATGATTTCTTTGATGCGGTAGCATCTGCATTCAATGTATCTGCTACTACTTCTGCATGTGTGGAAGGTATATCCGATTTAATTTATGGTAAAGGTTTATATTCAAAGAATCAAATATTCAATGAAACATTACAAAAATTAATTCCACAGGAAGAAACTAAAAGAGTAGCATTTGATTTAAAATTATTTGGTAATGCAGCATATCAAGTATATTGGAATGATGACCACACAAAGATAATTAAGATGTATCATGTTCCAGTTCAAACACTTCGTGCTGAAAAACTATATGGTGAACCAAGAGTAAAAAACTATTTTTATTGCACTGATTGGCATGACCAAAGAAAGATAAAAGATAAGAAAAAAGTACCAGCATTTGGAACTTCATCTGATAAAATGGAAATACTTTATATAAAAAATTATTTCCCTGGATTATACTATTATTCACTGCCAGATTGGGTTTCAGCTATGCAATACTCCATTTCTGAAGGTGAAATCTCCAATTTACACTTAAATAATATTACTAATGGTTTTTTACCTGCTGTAATGATTAACTTTAATAATGGAGTTCCTGCACCTGAAGAAAGAGAAACAATTGAAGATTTAATTCAAGCAAAGTTCACAGGTACAGATAACGCTGGTAGATTTATGTTATCATTCAATGATGACCCAGCTACTAAACCAACTATTGATATAATTCAAATAGATAACTTACATGAAAAGTATGAATATGTTGCTGACCATACGCAAGACCAAATCCTTGTTGCACATAGAGTAACTTCACCTTTATTATTCGGTATAAATTCTAAAAATAAAGGATTCAGTTCAAATTCAGAAGAAATGAAAACTGCATTCTCTATTATGCAAACAATGACAATCTCTCCATTCCAAAACTTAATCTTAAATGCATTAGATATGGCATTGACAGAAGGTGGATATGTAGAAACTGAATTATATTTTGAACAATTAACTCCATTAGTAATTCTTGCACAAACTGCAGAAGAAACTGATAAGTCAATTGCACAAGTTGAAGATGAAACAAATAAATCTATGGAGAATCCTGCAACACAAGAGAATCCAGGAGACCAAACTACGCAAGAAGCAACACCACCTGCTAAATCCAATATGGAAAGTAAAGAAAGTGTGATAATGCCAATGAGTAGTGCATTTTTTGAAAGAGAATACGAAATATTAAATAAATAAACATGTCATACGCATTATTCATAACGAGAAACGATATTATCAAAAACACTCCATTACAGGGTGCGATAGATGCAGATGCTCTATTGCCGTTTGTAAGAACTGCACAAGATAAATATCTTAAAAACTTATTGGGAACTGTCTTATTCTTTTATTTGCAAGACCAAATTGAAGCAGGGACTGTAAGTACTTTAAATCCATATTATCAGGATTTATTAGATGACCATATTAAAAATACTTTGATATGGTATTCAGCAGTTGAGTATATTCCGTTTTCTTCTGTTCAATTTAAATCAAATGGTGCTGTGAAACAACAAAGTGACCAAGGTATTGCACCATCTAAATCAGAAGTTGATTATCTATTAGGTAAAGCAAAAGAAAACGCTGAGTATTATGCATTAAGATTACAAAACTATCTAATTGCATACTCTCAAAATATACCACAATACTTACAATCAGTAGGTAACCAAACACAAATTTATCCAGATTTAACAAACCAATATTTTGGTGGAATTCAACTATAAGATATGCCAAGTCAACAAATAGTAGCAAATACTGGTACCAACTATACTCTGTACTACAATATTCTTAATTACTTTAAAACAATTATGAATAATCACCCAGGTATTGCGCAGGTATCACAAGGTGAGATAGTGGACATTGATACAATTCAATATCCAGTTTATCCATTAGGTAATGTTTTAATAACTACATCTACTTTTGGAACATCAGTAACAAACTTTAATGTTCAGTTGATTGTAGCAGATAAAATTAAAAATAGAAACAATGAATCAACAGGAGAAACAAATGCACAAGTTGTTCCTTTTTACGGCACTGACGATTTGGTTGATATACACGCTAACACGCTTGCCATTCTAAACGATTTGACAAGTTATACGCAAAGGGGGGTAGCAGGATTTGAAATTGATGGGGAAATAGAATGTACACCATTTGCCGAAAGATTTAATAATGGATTGGCAGGGTGGCAAGCAGAGTTTACTCTAACTACCCACAATGATAAAAATCGTTGCCTTTTTTTTTTAATTAACCCATCGGGAAGTGGATATATAATTGAAGATTGTAATACGAGCGAAAGATATAAAGCAGTATTAACAGAGAGTGGGTCAATTGGACAAGTGTTCGCAAGTAGATGGTATCCTAAATCAAATAGAGATGTCACTACTTACTACGATTTGAATTGTTATACTATCGTAGATACTTTTGAAGGTGAGAATGATTTTGACTATGTTAATTTACCAATATTGGCATTACCATATGTTGATTTCGGAACGTGTGAATATTGTGAATTATGGACAACACCACAAATATGGTCTACAACTCCACAAAACTGGTCCTCTGGTCCAAATGTGGCATTTAGACAATGGCAATATGATTAAAAGATAAAAAAAATATAATGGGAAGTTTAGCAAATTTATACATTTCACAAAGTTATCAATCTTTACTAAAATTTAGTACTGATAATTCAGCGTCTGCTACATTAACAATGTTGCAAGATGGTGTAGGACAGAACTTATATACTTATGTAAATACGAATGGTGATTTATTAACATCGCATAGTATCTCATCATCTATTATTGAAGCAACTAATTTAATAATAAAAGATAAGATTGAAGTAACAGGTAGTATTGATATAAACGCATCCGTAACTGCATCAAACGCATTTATTGAAAATAATTTAATTGTTAGCGGAACTTTATTCGCTAATAAGATAGTAACTACAATTGAAAGCAGTAGTGTAATATTCTCATCTGGCTCCAATATTTTGGGAGATACGACTGCAGATACACAAACACTCATTGGTTCTGTGATAATGTCAGGAAGCAGTTCTTTGACGGGTTCTATGGGTATTACAGGTGAAGTTTCTTCATCTACTATTGCCGGATTAGGTAATGCAACTACTTTTTCTCAATCAGTAGATAGTAGATTGGATTATTTAGAAGGTGGTTTCTCACAATCGGTAGATAATAGATTAGACCAGTTAGAATTATTCACTGCAAGTGCAGATAATAAATTCAATGCAATTCAAAGTTCAACTGCATCATTAAATCAATTTACTCAATCTGCAATTTCTAAATTTGATGAAATACAAGTTTCTACATCTTCATTAAATGCATTCACTCAATCAACAATTAGTGATTTAGATTCAATACATCAAACAACTGCATCTTTGAATGCATTTACAGCTTCATTGGTAATTACATTTGTAACGACTGCTAGTTTGCAAGCAACTGCATCGTTTTTACAAAATCAAATAGACCAAAAATTATTTACTTCATCTTTTAACCAATACACATCATCTAATGATGCTAAAGTTGATTCATTAATAAATGCAACTTCATCTTACGCAATTAGTTCATCAGTAGCTAATTCAATAAATGGTTTGAGTTCAAGTATTGCAATAACTAATAATGTACAAACTACAAGAATAGATGCATTAGCATCATTTACTGGAAGTTATGCAACAACAGGTTCGAATACATTTAGAGGAAATGAAATATTTTCAGGAAGTGTAAGAGGTGTAGTATTACCAATTACAATTGCATCAAATACTGCAAGTATGGATTGTAGTTTAGGTAATTTCTTTACATTATCATTACCCGCTGGTACAACACATTTATTAGCATCTAATATAAATCCAGGTGAAACATTATCATTAAAAATAGCAAACCAAACATCGGCATCTGTTTTAACATATAATTCATCTATAAAGTTTCCAACAGGCGCACAATATACTGCATCTGTAATTGCAAATTCAATTGATATATTAACATTTGTATCATTTGATACTACAACTTTATATGGAGCAGCTGCTAATAAAATGTCTTAATTATGTATATACCTTCAACTTTTTTTAATAAAGCTAATACTTCAATTGATTATTTAATTGTAGGTGGTGGCGGCGGAACTTGTTTGGCTGGATTTGGTGGTGATTCTAAAGGTGTTGGTGGAGGTGGTGCAGGTGGTTTTGTATCTGGCTCTACAAATATATTATTAGGAAATGCATATTATGTATCAATAGGTGCGGGTGGTGCAGCTGTTACTTTTGGAGTTCCAAATGCAGGCCGAAATTCAAGTGCATTTGATATAATTGCATATGGTGGTGGTTTCGGTGGATATTCAACAAATACTGGCGATGCAATTACCGGAAGTGGTGGTTCTGGTGGAGGTGGTTGGTCAAGTTATGGACAATCAGGCTCTGCATTATATGGCTCACAAGGAAATGATGGAGGTATTGGTATATCATTTTCAGGTGCTGGTGGATATTATACTGAAGCAGGTGGAGGTGGAGGAGGTGCCACAGGAAAAGGAACGAATGGTACTGAAACTTTTTTGAATAGAGCAAATGCAGGAAATGGTGGGGCTGGTAAACTTTGGTTAGATGGAAATAGATATGCAGGCGGAGGTGGCGGTGGACAAACATCAACTGCAGCAACCGGTGGAGATAATGGTGGATTTGGTGGAACTGGCGGTGGCGGAACGGGTTCCAATAAAACAGGTAGGGTAGCTACGGGTGGAACACCTAATACAGGTGGAGGTGCAGGTGGTGGCGGAACAAGTGGAGGTTCTGGTATTGTAAAAATAAGATATACATCCGATAAACAATTATTTAGTGGTGGTATAGTAGAAACAACTGGAAGTTATTTTTATCACATATTTACTACTTCATCGGTTTTATACACATATACAACAGCTAGTGTTACTCCTCCTACTCCAACAGGTTCAAGATGTTCTGATGGATATTTTTATTTCATTTATTCAAATGCAGGTGGAAATTATACCTATACCACATGTGAAGGTACATCTGTATCAACAAACTATACTACAAGATTTACTTCATCTACAAGTCCTTCGGATTTAGAATGTGCTAGTGGTTCAGTTAGTATAAGTGGCATAAGACAAATATTCCGTTCACCATATGATTGTACATTTACTTGGACTGGTAGTACAAATACTCAACAAGTAACATTTGGAACTCATGCATTTTCTGATAACTATACTTTACTATCTTATGTTCCATCAGGAAGTACAGATTATACATTTAGATTATTATCTTCTGGCTCAACATTTGGGCCTGTTTGTGTAATCTCTGGTTCCGCTTATATGGCTAGAGGTGCAGATACTCCATTTGATAGATTAAATGTAATTACAGGAAGTTTAAATTGTTAATCAATGGCAACACTTTTAGAAGTAGCAGGTAAATTAGGAAGTTTAATCTCTCAAAGAGCACCAAGAAAAAGTGGTAATTTACAGAGACAACTTAAACAATATAATACAGGTCGTAATATATTGAGTGGCAGAAATTCTGCTCAAGCTGAAAAAGATATTATATCTGCTGTAAAAAGTGGTAAGTTTAGTTTTGAATTTAATATTGATGTATCACCTCCAGGTGCA